TCAATTATAACCATATCTGCTTTGAAGCCTAAGCTCTCACACTTATCAATGTGAGACTTTATAGTATTAATTGTAGCTTTTCCTGTTGGAAATTCTTTTACAATTAATTTTCCTTCTAACTTCTTAGTCATTTCTTCTACTTGATCCCTATAATCTAGAATTTTATTTACTGGTTTTTGTAGGAAGAATGAATCATATCTTCTACCAACATAAGTTTCACCTAATTCTAAAGTATAATGAAGTACATTATAACCTAATTTAACAGCGTGTCCACCTAATGCTACTAGTGACCAGGATTTACCTCCTCCTGGATTACCAAATATTAAGCCGAAATCACCACCACCTAATCCTCCTTGGAATAGTTCGTTAAATTTAGACCAAGGTGTAGGTATAGTAATCCTATCATCTTCTCTAAATCTACTTTCTATATCCTTTTCATATTCTAAACCAACATTCTTGTCTTGACCTGCTTTTAAAGCATTGTCAACCATAAATCTAATAGCTTCATAATCACCTACTTTTAATAAGTCAATTGATGACATTAAAGCTTTTTTTAATTGTTGGTTTCTACAGAAGTTTGAAAACTCCTCTTCAACATATGCTAAATCTTCTTCTGAAGACTGATATGCTTGTTTTAATTGCTCCCTAATGGAAACTTGAAGAACTTCATTATCAACTTTTTTTAATTCAACTTTTAAAACTTCCATTGAAGGAGGACAATGGAACTTCTCATGGTATTCTAGAATTTGTTTTATAATCCATTGATGTGCTGAATTATTAAAATACTTGTCTTCTAAAATATCATGTATTGATATTAGGAATTCTTTTTTATTTAACAGACAAGATAAAGCCTTAATTTGAAAATTAGGGCCATAATTATCTAATGAATGTAATGTCATAACTTTTTATTTAAAACTATTTAATAGTGTAAATGTTTTGGTCACCCATGAATCTACATCCCTAATTGAGTGTCTCAAACCATCTTCATGGTAGAATCTTAAAAATGATTCTTTATCTAACCCATCATGGTTCTTATCTATAAGACCATCTAAATAATTTTTTTCTACATCATCTAGAAGTGGGTTTTTCAAATCCATTAATTTATAAAACTTTTTTAGGTTCTGTTCCTCGAAAACAATTCTGGAATAAATAATATTGTCCTTATATTTTTCGGCAGAAATGTCTAAAATTTCTTTAAGACTTAATATATCTGTAGATAATTCAGGGAATAATTTATCAAATTTTTTAGGACCTAAACCTTTAATGCCTGGAATTTTATCTGAATTATCGCCTAGGAGTGTTTTCATTATTATGAAATTCTCAGGAGGAATACCAAATTTTTCTTTAATATCATTTGGGGTATAAAATTTCTTCTCCATAGGTCTATACACAGTAATTTGGTCATTTACTAATTGGAGAAAATCTTTATCAGCCGAAACAATATACGCGTGAGTATTAGGTTTTTGTGTTATTTTATTGGATAAATACGCGATTATATCATCAGCTTCCACCTTATCAATTGCGGTAGCATGAATGGGAAGACAACGCAAATAATGCGTTAGGCGAACAATTTGATCAGATTTTGATTCGTTTTCTTCTTCAAGGCTTTTGAATACCTCCCAATTAGTCATCCTACTTATATTTCTATTCGATTTATATTCAGGAAGGAGGTTCTTGCGATTAGTCGCAGAACCTTCTCCATCGAATACAACATATACAGAGGTAGGTTGTATAGTATTTATGTAATAAGCTAATGATCTTAGAAACCCAACTAAACCACCTATGTGAACATTTTTTTCATTCACATAATTCATTACAGCAAAGTTTCTTAAAAATAAATTCAGACCATCTACTAATAAGACTTTTGAGTGTTTATTAAAAGTTGAAGTAGTATTTTCTTCTTCGCTAACATTATTTAAAAGCTTGAGTAATTCATCTTTTTTCATCTAATCCGGTTCTTGAGCAAATGGATTTGTTTCTTCCATTTGATCCTTTTCTTCAATAATTTCAAAATCCATACCACCTAATATAGCACTCCAATCAGATGAGTGGTTTTCTTTATATTTCTTAATTGCTTTATCAGCATCATCAATAAACCCATGAGGCGTCATTATAATTTTACCTCTTGTAGTAATGCCATTAATATGGTTTTTATCAATTTGAATATTAGCACGTTTGGCAAATTCAACTTGCTTACCATCTTTAATTGCTTTAATCTTAGATGTTCCTGAATTCATAATATTTCCAAAAGTAATTACGAAAGTAGAATCAAACCACATACTCATACCTCCTTTGTTCATTAATTTAGGTTGACCCATAGGCGAAGCTGCTTTTTGAGTCCAAACTTTATTAATACAAACTAAGGTGTTTGTGTATGGGGATGATTCCTTTCTAGATAATAAAATCTTTTGGTTAACATTATTTCCAAATTGAGTAGACATTGCTCCTGCATTCCACTCATTATTATTATTTTTACTCTTAAGGGACATTTCACATGGTATTGAGCCAATTGAATCCCACAAAAATAGCAAATCATAAGGTAAGTTTCCTCTGTTTTGCTCGTCTAATAAGTCATTGATAAATGCAGCTACGTCTTCAATTGAATTAAGATTTCCTCTATCAGCATAAATAAAGAAACCTTCATAATTAATTACTTCTCCAGTTTCCTTATCTACTTCCTCAGTAATATCTAAACCCATTTGAACTGCATGATCCCAATTCCATTTCATCTCTGTAATAATAAAAACAGGTAAAATATTCATTCTTTGAGCTGAAACAGCTGCTTCAATTAAAGCAGTAGTTTTACCTGTATCTGAATGTCCTCTTAATAGAGTAATATGTCCTGTAGGTATTCCAGGAATTGATGTTACTTCCTGGAACGCCTTAGACAATGGAATCCATGTTTGGTCTTTATGTTTGACATTTGAGTTCAGTAATTTCTTTTCTTTAAAATTACTTAAATTGAAATCTTTTCTCAATTCTGCAGAGACTGCACCCGTCAATGATACTTTTTTTCTACCTCTAGCCATAAATTAATTTAATTAAAATGGTAAATCATTATCTTCTTCTCCAAACAACTCATCAAACTCATCTGCTTTAGTCTTTTTAGGACCTGTATTTAGAGTGTAATTTGTTTCTGTTGTTTTTTCCTCATCAATAATATCACCTTCCTGATATGAATCTTCAGGGCTTAAGTGTGATTGAAGAGCTGTTTTCATTTCATCGAAAGTATATCTTTTGAAGATTTCAGATGGGTTCTTTTGTTCAACAAGGAATCCTTCTAATTGAGCTTTATCTTCAGTAAGTGGAGTTTGTTTAATTTTAACTCTTACTGATGATTTGTTGTATCTAGTACCTGTAACTTCAGGTCCTACAGTTTCAACTGTAATGTCTCTACCTTCGTATACATCAGTATAATCACCAATTTCTTCATCATTAGCGATTGATAAAAGTTCTTTGTATACCAAAGTACCAAACTGCCATATTTTAACACCCTCACTTTCTTCACCTCTTACAACAACAGGTGCAAAGTAACGTGTTTTAGCTTTAAGCTGTTTAGCTAGAGCCCAGTTGTCTCTATCATTTGTTTTGTAAAGTTCTCTTACAAAATCATAGATAGGATCATTATCACCAAAATTAGTAGGTGAAATCATAACATTTTTATCCCCAATTCCATAATAGAATTTTAATTCAGTAAAGGGATTGTCTTTGTTAAATTTGAAAGGAACAATTCTAATAACCTGCTTACCAACAGTAGGTTTCCAGAATAAATTCTTCTTTTCGGATTTATTCCCTCCATTATTTTTGTTTTCAAGGGAATCTAATTTGCTTTTAATAAGATCTAAATTCATAACTATTTTTTTTGTTAACCATTAAATATAATAAAACTTCTTTAAAAAACCACACTATACCTCAATAATCCTATGAATCTTTGTATTTAATTGATTCAATTCATTACTTTGAGTTAATAGTATTGAGTTTTTATAATGCAACCAATTCACTCTATAGCTAGTATCAACTACTCCTCCATTTAATCTTTTAATTAGTTCGTTTAGAGCGTTAATTGTGTATAAAGTATTTGTTTCTTTTTTTCGGTGTACCATAATTGTGTTTTCAGGTAAATTGCCTATATTACCTTGGTCTACATTGTATGTACACACGTATTCATCG